ATGGCCCAATTGTTTTACACAATAATATATTCCCCCAATAATTAACAACAAAACTAATCTGCGCAAAACGTTGTTTTACTCAATTATATATCATCTCCAACAGTTTACACAATCAAGTACTTTATCACAGTAAAGCGCTAAAGTATTTCACTAATTCAAGACTTTACTACACTAAAGCGCTAAAGTACTTACCTAATCAAATACTTCATTACAGTAAAGTACTAAAGCACATCATGTATACATAATACATAAGTAAAACCTATTGCTAATTTTAGATTATATGCTATAATATAATTACAAAAGGAAAGGAGATCAAAACATGAAAAAGGAAACAGCAAAAGCAATAAAGCAACTCATTCCAAATCAGGACAAAGCATTAATGATGGCATCAAGTATCAACAATGCAATTAGTCTCTTAAAGCTTTACAAATTATCTAATCAAGAAATCAAAACAATCATAACAGCAATGGTAATCGCATAGGAGGTAAACACATGTTAACTATCAACAAGAGAACTAATCAGGTCGAAGAATTTAATACATATGTAAACTATATGGACGATGACCTCAGAGAACGTGTCGCATGGGAAATCGCACCTTGCACCGATCAGGAATTCCTTGATCGCTACGCTGAACTTCACTATGAAACTTTTGCAGAAGAGTTTCAGGTTAATTAAGGAGTGGAAAAATGGATTTTGATGGGAACTTTTGTGAGATTGTATTTTTAAATGGTGAAACAGCGAAAATTCCAAACTATTTAAATTTTAGTGAAACTTTAGATATGGTTTTTTAACTTGTTAAAAAAGGAGTATTATTGAGCTTTAATAAATACGAAGATAATAGTCTAATTTTTACCATGAATATTGCGAGTTGGAAAGCGGCAAATTTATACTATGAATAATTTAAAAGGGAGTAAATCAAATGTACATAGATTTTAAAGAAATTTCAGATATTCAACTGAGTGATTTAAATTATTTAGAACATAAACACTTATTGTCAAAACATTGGTATGAAATGTATGGTTTTATGATTATAGAAATTGAAACTAAATATTACATTAAAACACAATTTAATAGAATTTTAGGAAGTTTTCCAATAAAAGAAGAAGCGGAAGAATTTATATTAAATTATCTTAAAAAGAACTATCTTTTCTTTGAAATTCCTGAAAATGAAAGAGAAAACTTTGAGTGTATTGCAAAGTCATGGGAAGATAGAATTTATGAAGATAAAGATGATTGGCGTCTACATTTAACCATAAATGGGAATTACATTGAAAATCCTGAGGGTTATGTTTATCATCGACGGTATTATAAAGCCAGTACAGCGATTGCAGATATTGAATATCGAAAGAGACATCGAAAACCACCTCAAACAGAATATGAGAGAAAGGGAATTAATCCAGAAACAGGAAGGTATATTTCCAGATACTTTGCAAAGAAAGCGAATTGTGAAAGAAAAAAGATCGTAAAAGTTGAAAATGAATACGTCCTAATGGATGAGACAGAATATTATGAATATAGGAAAAAATAACCGACAATATTTTTGGATAGGAATTATAATGTTACTGCTTGAGTTTATTATAATTTTCTTCTAAAGTATTACAGGAAAGGAGCAAATAAAATGAAAAAACAATACTTTTGGATAGGCATTGCGATCATAGCCCTTGGAGTATTATATTTTGGTTATAACTTATTTGTCTATTTACACGCGATGAACATGTACAGTGAGGTGTTGCAGAATCTATGAGAAAAATTGAAGCATTATTTGAAATACGTGATAGAATATATAGAAACCAACCATATACTTTATGGTATAATCTATATACCGACGATGTCTGCTTAGATTTAGAAGATACAGAAAATGATAAAATGGCATTAGATTGGATAGATATTACTGATAAATTAGAACGATGTGATATTTTAGATTTAAATCGTGTCATTAAAGAATTGAGAGATTCTTTACTGAGTATATAATTTTATCTTTTTTAAAAATAGGAGGAAATAAAAATGAACGAATTAAGTGTACAGAAGACAGTGCAGACTTTACCTGAAGAATTGAAAATGAATGTATTTAATGCGTTAAATAATCCGGATTATAAAATTTCGGATTGTTATGGACAGCAGATTGAAGTGCAGGCGTGGTTAGTTTACCCAGTAGAGATGAAATCACAGCAGACCGGCGAAATTGAAGTATTGCCAAGAACAATTATTATCGACACGGCAGGGAAATCTTATTCGGCTTTATCCAGAGGATTTGCGGGCGCGGTAAGAAATTATCAGTTGATTTTTGGCGAAGAAGTCATTTTGAACAAGCCGATTACTATTGAAATCCGCCAGGAAGGAACTGGAATGAAAAAGTATGCCACATTTAATTTAGTATAGGAGTTAAAATATGGCAAAGAAGCCAAAACTAACACAGGCTTACCGTAAGCGGCGACAATTCGCCGCTTCTGCGGTAAGAAGTTACAATGCCGCGGTTACAAGGATTGAAAAACAGTTCGGCAAGAGCTATGCTCCACCACGTCGTTCGGTGGATGAGCTAATGAAGAACTATCCAAACATGAAAGCATTACGATCGGAAGTAAAGCAAATGAAGAAAATCCCGTCCCCGAAGAATCTTGAGATTGTAAGAATAAAAGATGTTTTAACTTCTACTTATGCTATATCAGAGACGGCGCGATTAAATCAGAGAAGAAACGAAAAGAGAAGAAAAAGAGCAGAAAAATATAGTAGGTTTGTAGAAGGAAGGACTGGATGGACGGCGTCACAAGAAAAAGCTTTGCAAGAACCTGTACCTTTTGATGAAGGTCGTTTTAATGACGTAAATCAATGGGCAAGGTTTAAACGAAATTTAATGATTGATTTATCAAAAGAAAGAAATATTGATACTTATTATCAAAACTATTTAAATGGAATAGAAGATGAATTAGGTCCAGAAATTCGAGAGGTAGTAGAGGAAGCGCTGGGAGATATTAGTCCGGAAGAATTTTATCAATTAGCTTTAACCGAAGATTATAGAGACGTGTTTACAATCGAATTTATAATTTACATGCCGATTTCCGCAGAACAGAAAATCCAAGAATTATTATGGGGAATTGAGCAAGTAAAATCCTATGTCTAAGACGGAGATTTTTGCGGCAGATTTCGAAACAACAACGGATCCAGAAAAAACGGAAGTGTGGGCATGGGGTATTAGTAATTTAGATTGTATCTCTCCCTTTGAATGTGGAACAAATATTCAATCTTTTATTGAATTTTGTTATAAATTAAAGAAACGAAGCAAAATCTATTTTCACAATCTCAAATTTGATGGCAGTTTTATTGTAAATTATTTATTGCAAAACGGTTGGAAGCACAAGCAAGAGAAGTTAGAAGAAGCATGTGAGTTTCGCACATTAATTACCGATCGTAATCAATGGTATCGAATCGAATGCAATTTTTACTATACGACGCAGAAAAGAGTAACGAAGATTTTTAAAGTTACTTTTGTTGATTCATTGAAGTTGATACCGATGCCTATTAGTAAAATGTCAAAGACATTTAATTTAGGAATTGAGAAATTAGAAATTGATTACGATGAAGAAAGAGAGATCGGAGGATCGTTATCTGAACAGGATTTTGAGTACTTAAAAAATGATGTCATTATTTTAAGAGATTCGTTAAACCAAATGTTTGAGAATAACATCAATCGATTAACATTATCTTCAGCGGCAATGAATGATTTGAAAGAAACCATAGGAAAACGAAAATTTGAAAGAATTTTCCCGATATTACAAAATGACGAACCGTATCTAACGAATTTAAAATTAACAAAGCAAGAAAATTTAGCTTTATCTATTGATAAAGAATTGCGTCATGCCTATCGCGGTGGATGGACTTATTTAAAAAAAGGATATGAGGGAAAAGAATTTGAGAATGTAGTTGTTTACGACGTAAATTCTCTTTACCCTTATGTCATGTCAGAAAATATATTTCCATTCGGAGCGCCGATCATCACCCATGATCTGGAAGAGATCGCCGGATATAGTCTTTTTATTATTGTCTTTGAATGTGAATTTTGGTTGAAAGAGGGTAAATTACCTACGATACAGATTAAAAATTCACAATTATTTAATGGAAGAGAGTATCTGGAAAATAGTAAAAGTGAAATTGTGAATTTAACCTTAACTTCGGTTGACTATGAAATGTTTTTAGAACATTATGAAGTTGCGTATTTTAAAGTGCATAAGGTTTACTATTTTCGCGGGACAGAGAATCTCTTCACTGAGTTCATCCATAAATGGGCGGCAGTAAAAGAAAAGGCAGGAAGAGAAGGGAATAATGGGTTACGTTTTATTTCAAAACAGATGCAAAATTCGACATATGGTAAATTTGCGACGAATCCGTTAAAATCACAAAAAATTCCTTACTTAGAAAATAATATTTTACGATTCCAAACAATGGCACCAGAATTTCGTCCAGAATATTATTTGCCTGTTGGATTATTTGTCACCGCGTATGCAAGAAAACATATCATATCCTATGCGCAGAGAAATTACGACAGCTTTATTTACTGCGACACAGACTCTTTGCACTTAAAAGAAAAATCAGACAATATTCCATTAGACAATGAAAAATTAGGATATTTTAAAATTGAAAAAGAATTTGATAGAGCAAGATATATCAGAGCGAAACGATACATTGGAGAAAAAGACGGTGAGTTATTAATCACCTGTGCGGGTCTGCCAGCAAAATGTTATGAACAAGTCACGTATGATAACTTTAAAACAGGTCAGATTTATACAGGAAAATTAATGCTCACCCAAACGGAAGGCGGGGCTGTATTAATTGAAACTACATTTAATTTAAAATAGACTATACGCACATTTTTTGATATAATAAATATGTACAGGTTAGCGGAAAGAATGATGAAGGGAATCCACGGATTAAGCCCCGCCCGGAGATCTATAGCTATGGGAATAGTGTTCTTCTGCGCCTGTACATTCTTAAAAAGGGGCGAAATAATGTATTATAGTTATGACAATTGTTTAGAAAAGAAAGCATTATTTAATTTTATCACAGGCGAACGAGGAAATGGTAAGACTTACGGATATAAAACGCAGATCGCTTGTAAAAATTATTTTGAAAAAGGTGAAAATTTTGTCTATTTACGAAGATTTGAAAACGAATTAGTAAAGGCGGCAAAGTCTTTTTTCAAAGATATTACACATTTATATCCGGAAACACAATTCAAAATAACGACGGGGAGAAGCGGAACTTTTTTCTATGAACGCAAACGTGGAATAGAAAAAGGTGGATGGAATCTTATGGGTTATGGAGTGGACTTAAATACTGGTGGAAAAGATAAATCTGTATCTTACGCCGGAGTTACTTCCATATGTTTTGATGAATTTCAGAGCAAGAGATACTTAAAAAATGAGATTCGCTTATTTTTGGACCTTTATGAAACGATATCTCGAATGAATGATGTTCCGGTATATTTTCTATCCAATAGTATTAATGTTTCCAATGTTTATTATGATTATTTTAACTTATCCCAGCCTTACGGGAAAAAGCGTTGGAAACTAACGGATAATGGGTTAATTTACTTGGAGCACACCTTATCGCAAGATTATCGAGAGAAGAAAAAATCAACTCGGTTCGGGCAGTTGATCGAGGGATCTAAGTTCGGGCAATATGCAATAGATAACGAATATGTTGAAGATACTAAGGACTTTATTAAAAAGAAAACCGGAGATGTCAAGAGCGTATGCAATCTTGTATATTTGGATAATGAGTATGGGCTTTGGTTTGATCGCAGAAATGGGTACCTGTATATGGATTCTACTTTCGACAAGTCACGTGTAACGTATGCATTAACCAGAGAAGACCATACCGAAAATACCTATTTTGCAAATCGAGGAAGAAAAATTGCGTGGCTGAATCTGATGATTCAGGGATACGAGCAGGGATTTCTATATTTTGAAAACCAGCGCGTCAAGCGGATTGGTTTGGAGATTTTAAATATGATCCGTTAAAGGAGGGTCGAATGGAACAGATTATGTCTTATATTTCCACGGTAGGATTTCCGATCGTGATGTGTCTGCTTTTTTATTATCAAATGACAAAGTCAGATGAACACATGAATGAAATGTTAACACAGATTAAGGTTATGGTGGAAGAAATTAAAAAGGCGGTAAACAATGGCGGTACAGACGTATAGCATGAGATCCGACGCAAACACCAATGTATCGGTGCATTTTAAGGTTCGCGAGTTTGCGTGTAATGATGGATCGGATACCGTGCTGATCGACGATGCTCTTGTCGAACGATTGGAGAGGATTCGAGGCGTTTTCGGGTCGGGGATTACAATAACGTCCGGGTACCGTACCCCATCGTATAATGCCACGGTAGGTGGTGCGGCATCCAGTCAGCATACGAAAGGAACGGCCGCTGATATTCAGCTTCGAGGTGTACCGCCCTTAGCCGTAGCAAACTACGTGGAAGAAACCTTTTCGACCGGTGGAATCGGAGTTTACGGTACTTTTACCCATGTGGACACGCGAAGCTCCCGGGTTATTTGGAAAAATAACGGATCGAACACCGTGAGCAGTACCGGGGCCTCCAAAGGTTATTGGCGTGAATTTCAGAACGGTGCCGATCCCGGCGGCGGGGGTGAAGGCGGCGGAGAGTCCGGAGCGATTGATGTTACGATCCGCAGATTTACGGTAGTCTTTAAGCGACCAAACGGAAAAACGTATACCGCAACCTACTTTCCTTCCTATTGCAATGGATGGTGGTATTTTAATGATAGTGAGTTCTATCGTTGTGATGATATCCTTGGAAATTATCAGCAGTATTTTAAAGCTGGCTATTGGGCGCATATTACGCACATTCAAAATATATCGGCGTCGAATGTACATTTAACAGGAGGTTCGGATGGTTAGTACTTTTACGAATTTGGACTATCAAGTGGGTAAGTATTTTAAAGTAAGAGAATTTCAGTCAAAAGATGGATATCCTACCGTTTTAATCGATGATAATTTAGTCGATCTGTTGGATCAAATCCGAGAATATTTTGGAAAACCTGTGGTCATTACTTCGGGATATCGCACGAAGTCGCATAATGCGGCAGTTGGAGGTGTATCAAATTCTCAGCATACGCTTGGAAAAGCCGCAGATATACAGGTAACCGGAGTTCCCCCAGCCGCAGTGCAGACCTATGTCTATGATCATAGTAAATATACGGTTGGAACTTATACGACGTTTACTCATGCAGATACCCGAACAACAGTGAAGTTATTCCGTGGGAATACGGAATTTGTTCGAACAAATTATGAAAAATATAAAGCCGAAGAAATTAAGGAGGAAACAGAAATGGAAGAAAAAAGATACCAGAAATTAGAAGAAATTCCTGACTACGCAAAAGAAATTATTGAAGATTTGATGAAATCTGATATAATTAAAGGTACAGGAGAAGGTTTGAATTTGACAGAAGATATGCTTCGCGTGATTGTTATTTGCTATCGTATGGCTCTTACGAACGCAAATAACATTTATCAGCTTGCGAAAAATTTAGGAGGTGAAACGAAATGACAGTATATGAAGCGTTAGACATTGTAAGTCAGGGCTTCGCGGATTCTGATGAAGGGTTGACCGCAGTTAAAACGATTGCTGATTACAACAAAGAATTAGAAGGCAAAATTGTTACTTTGGATGAAGCATTAGCTTCCGCTCATGCAGAAAAAGATGATGCTTTAAATTCTTATAATGATTTAAAAAGACGGTATGTAGAAAGGTTTATGAATGGCGACGCTACGGTAAACTCGGACACTACCGTATTAGACGAGGAAGAAACTGCTCATAGTGCAGAAGAACTTACTTATGATGATGTATTTGTGACAGAAGAAAATTAAGAGGTGTGAAATGGCAACAAAACCAAAAAATGTGAAATTAGCAAAAAACGGTGTAGATATTTTAAATGCGATTCGTAATGACGCATCCCTTTCCTTTCAGGAAAGAGTTCCTGTAGCAACGCAGGAAGATATTAAGACTTACGGTTCTGCGGTTCTCAATTTTCCGGGTCTGGCAAATGAGTTCCTCGATGCACTGGTAAACCGTATTGGTAAGGTGATTCTTAGCTCGCGTCTCTATAAGAATCCGTTTGCTATGCTGAAAAAGGGTATGCTTGATTACGGAGAAACCATTGAAGAAGTATACACTTCTCTTGCTAAGGCAAAGATTTATGATCCGCAGACAGCGGAAACGGAGTTCATGAAACGTGAAATTCCAGATGTAAAGTCTATTTTCCATAAGCTGGACTATCAGAACTTCTTTAAAACGACGATTCAGAGAAGAGATCTGGAAAGAGCGTTCCTTTCAGAGGACGGTGTTTACAATCTGGTAAGCGATATTATTTCCAGCCTGTACTCCGGTATGGAATATGACGAATTCATTACCATGAAGCAGTTGATCGTAGAATATGCAAAGAAAGGCTTATTCTATGAAGTGGAAATTCCGGCGGTTACTGCGGACAATATGAAGTCAATCATTTCTACTGTAAAGGGTTACAGTAATAAGCTAACCTTTATGAGCACTCAGTACAACGCGATGGGAGTTCCGACCTATACGGACCGCAGTTCACAGATTATCTTCATCGACGCGGAATTTGATGCAATGATGGATGTCGAAGTACTGGCTTCCGCATTTAACATGGATAAAGCAGAGTTCATGGGAAGACGAATTCTGATTGATAACTTTGGTGAGCTTACCGGAGCAAAACTGCTTCTGTGTGACGAAAGCTTTTTCCAGATCTATGACGTACTTCTTCAGTTTGAAGATGTTCGCAACCCGGAAGGACTGTACTGGAACTATTTCCTTCATAAGTGGACGGTATTTTCTGTTTCTCGTTTTGCAAATGCGATTCTGTTTACAGTGCCAGATAATGAGATTACAGGAATTACACTGAACCCATCCAATAGGAATATTCAGAGAAGTGAACTTCCAGAAGACGTAACCATCAATGCGACGATCAAGTCCACGGGCACGGTAGATGATACCCTTGAGTGGGAAATGACCGGAAATGAATCTACCGAAACAACCATGACGGTTGTAAATAATACTCAGGTTCGAGTACATGTTTCTGCAAATGAAAAGATTCCAAACACGTTTAACATTATTGCAAAATCGAAGTATTTTCCAGTTAGCCAGACGGCTACCATTTCGACACGGGAAAATGCTTAACTCTACTCCTTTCCTTTTACTATATGATAGCCTGCCAAGAAACGGCAGGCTATCACTGAATTGGAGGTAAGAATATGATTCGTCCTTTAATTGGTCCATCGACAACGGTTCGTGTATGTCAGTCGATTCCGTTAGATAATACCTATACGGACACGATTTTGTTTACGTCAAAATCTGCACAGGAAAGCTATTTTGCATCGAAAACGAAAAAGACGTATAGCGGTTTAACCTATCAGCGTCTGGCATCGAATAGCACTACATGGGCAATCTTTCTGGAAGATGTAGCCGATTATTTTTACGATTGTAACTATTTATGTTTCCAGAATGGGGGCTTTGGTAATAAATGGCTTTATGCCTTTATTTCCGATATTTTATATATCAATGAAAACTGCACTGCGATTACGTTTGAAATTGATGTCATGCAAACATGGCTTTTCGATTTTGAAATTAAAAAATCATTTATCGAGCGTATGCATGTTTCGGATGATACCATCACACGAAATGTGGTGGAAGAAGATTTGAACTTCATGCAGAGATATGAATATTACAAGGTGGAAAATTCGGGTTTATTTGAACCAGTTACTCGGTCTGCCCCGGGGGAGTTTGATAATAATTTAGAATATCGTTCCTTAATATTGGCCACTACATCGGAAGATATTGACGATGAGGATGAAGTAAAAGAAGGACAGCTCATACAGAATACCTATCAAGGTCTAAAATATATCGGATTTGATGTTGAAAATAATGGAGTAGAAAATTGCAACGCTTGGTTAAAACGTATGAACGAAGGTGGAAAGGCTGGGGCGATTAGCAGTATCTCCATGGTTCCATGGAAAGGGGTTACTGTTACTCCGACAGATCATGGAAAATACGATGTTACTGCCCTTTCCGGTACGGCGGTTGTCGATGAAAAAGAATACGATATCAACTATTCCACTCTCGATGATGATTATGTGCCGAAAAACAATAAGCTGTTCTGCTGGCCTTATCATTTCTTCAGTATTACCACGCTCGACGGTCAAAGTTATGACTACAAGTATGAGGATATTATAGAAAGCGATCCAGTACCCGGCACAGCTACGATGAAATTTAAATTTAAATTTGCGTTTGGAACTGACCCTACCTATATGATGTATCCATCCTACTATATGAAATGCAAGAACAACTATGACTATGGAATCAAACTTTCTGGTTTTCCAAAATGTAACTGGAACTTTGGTGTATGGGAGAACTACTATGCACAGCAAGATACGAATATTACCTTGAGTATGTTAAGTTCTGTGCTGGGAGGTGTTTCCTCTGCTTCTGGTTCTGTAGTAAGTGGTGCAGGAAGTAAAGCGGGTTTGGGTGTTGGAACAGGATTAGCCATCGCGCAAGCTGGATTAAGTGCATTGCAAGCAGGATTTTCTACCATTGGCGGATTGTCTGTAGTCAAAAGTCAGCCAGATCAAAGCAAAGGTGCAAATAATGTCGGCGGTGTGAATTACAACATGGAAACAATGGATTTTTGGATTATTCATAAAAGACTGCATTGGGGTTATGTTGTAAAAATTGATGATTACTTCACCAAGTTTGGATACCGTGTCAATAGTACCGGCGTCCCAAACTTGCACACTCGAAAATATTGGAATTACCTGAAGTTAGATCAGCCGTCGGTGACCGGTAACATGCCTGTTGGAGATATGCGTATGATTAAGCAGATTTTAACCAACGGAATCACGTTTTGGCATACCACCGACGTCGGAAATTATGATCTAAATAATAATGAAGGAGTGTTAGGACATTGAAAAACCGAGGATTGCCTTTAGAATGGTCGGATAAAACCATTCTGCGAATGAAAAACGCGATATTTCACGATTATTACAATAGGATTCGAAATATCGCCTTATCGCGTTATGAATGGAGAGATCTTCCGGACGATATGAATGAAAGATATATCGAATGGTTGCTATTTTACAATGGCAAGTGTGTCTTCTTCTACGATGAAATTCTGGAAAAATATCTCTCACTGCAGTGTACCACAACCGGCGAGATGGACTTTTACAATCTGCCGAAAAAGGTTACCGCATATAGTACCAATGTAAATTACACCTACAAAGAATTAGATATGAAAAACTGTGCTCTGTGTTTTAATAACTTGAGCTGGTTACCTGATGAACCGACGGCTTATCTCTTTGCGCAGAAATTGACCAGCATTGAAATGAATATTCTGTCTAACGTTGAATTGCAGAAGTTCGCACTGATTGTCAAAACACCAGAGAAAAAGAAACTTACCTATAAGAATCTGATGCAGAAATTCTTTGGTTATCAACCGTTTATTATGACATCCGAAGGAACACCAATTGACAACATTGAAATTTTGAATCAAAATATTCCATATATCGCAGATAAGTTGCAGATCCAAAAGATTAATACATGGAAAGAAATGTTATCTGCCTTTGGTATCGTTACCCCCGCTTCGGAAAAGACGGAACGCCTTGTTTCGAATGAAGTAACCGCTGGGTTAGGATATTCCGAAATGGCCCAGAATGTAGGTCTTGTGTCACGGCGCCAAGCGGTAGAACATTTCAATGAACTCTTTGGTACGAACGTATCCGTAGACTTTCGTTCCAACCTTTACGCAGATATTCTCGGAGAAAATACGCAGGGTTATACTTATAATACCCATCAGGATAATCCAGAAGATGATACTTTCTCTACGCAAAGAATTGCACGACAGTCTAAGGGGGTGAGCAGTAGTGAGTAGCACAACAACTATGGTGCGCTGGTATTGCGAATATTTATATAACCAAGTAATTAATGACAATACCAAACCCCCAAATAATTGGGTCACGGATGTAAATACCATCATCCCCACCGTATGGGAAAAGATCTTCTATGATTTTCCCATCTGGGAAGAATCCTATCGTCCTACCCTCTGTCAAAAGATTTTACGACATTATTACTTCCGGGAAATTGGTGAAGAAACTGTTGAATTTTGGAAACTACGTTTACAGCAAACCCTCGGCGAGATCATGCCGTACTATATTCAACTGTGGGAAACAACACAAGTAAAATATGAAAAACTTTGGACAAGAAACTACATTGAAAAATATCTCGGAAATGAAAATCGTACCGAAGACAAGACATCAAATGAATCAAGCGACTATCATGACACTGCGACAACTTCTGATACAGCAAATACGTTAACTGATTTTACCGACGATACCAAGACCAATATCAAACAGACGGGAAAAACACATGACAAAGGTACCAGAACTTATTCCGAAACGGTAAAAGATGTGGCATCCAACACCCCGATGAATCAGTTAACATGGAACGATCTGGAAAATAATCTATATGCCACCTCAACAGATTTTCGTTCCACCTCGGGAAATGAGAACACAACGAATGACGGCACCTCAGAAAATACAACGGATCAAACCTATAACGATACATCCAACACAAAAGTTGATTCTACTTATGATCGTCATTTTACCGATGAAAATAGCCGTGATACGGACTATACTCATAACGTCAAGGGTAAAACGAATACGGATTATATTCGTGAAATCACCGGTTGGGACGGTGTAAACCCGAACGATCTTATTTTAAAGTGGAGAGAAACCCTTTTAAATATTGATGTGATGATTATTGAGGAGCTGGAAGATTGCTTCCTCGGTGTATATTATTAGGAGGTAACTATGAGATATTTAAACCCACTTCGCTATATCCACTATCATACACAGTTAGCAATTCCGACCATCTATGATGAGTCTCTCTCGTTTTACGAGATCATGAACAAGACGAATCTGCACTTCAATGAAGTGATCAATGACATGAATGAGAATTATGAGATCATTGATAAAGCGTTTCAAGAGGTTCTTGAACAGACCAACAAATGGATGGAAGAAGCGAAAGCGCAAGCAGATCGGGCAGAACAGGAAGCGAATAAATCGCAAGCGTCCGCAGAAGACGCGAAAAATCAGGCAGATCGTGCCAGCTCGGAAGCGGATGCCGCCGCCGCTTCTGCCTTAGAAGCTCAGAATCAGGCAGACAGAGCATCTTCGGAAGCGGATCGCGCCCACACCGAAGCAGAAAACGCAAAAGCACAAGCTCAAGCGGCGGCAAACTCCGCACAGGAGTCCGCAACATCCGCGGCCGCATCCGCCAGTAGCGCATCGGAAAGTGCCGCTTCTGCTACAGAATCGAAAAAGAGTGCAGATGCTTCCGCCGCTTCTGCTACAGAATCGAAAAACAGTGCGGATGCTTCTGCAAACTCTGCTTCTCAGTCCGCCGCTTCTGCTACGGCTTCCCAGAACAGTGCGGTTGCTTCTGCAAACTCTGCTTCTCAGTCCGCCGCTTCTGCTACGGCTTCCCAGAACAGTGCGGTTGCTTCTGCAAACTCTGCTTCACAGGCGGCTCAGTCTGCTACCGATGCGGCAAACTCCGCAAAAGAAGCCGCAGATACTCTGGATGAAGCAAAGGAAACCTTTGTGAAAAAAGCAGGGGATACTATGTCGGGTAAGCTTACCATCTCTTATGGAGGTCTTTCGGTTGATGGATCCGCTGACATATCAGGAGATCTTAACACGGGCCGGTTACAGGTTGGTAAACCCGACGATCATAGGGATACCCATTTATACGGAAATCTTTATCTCAATGATATGTTAAACATGAGTATTGGTAGCAATGTTGCCCTTAAATTTGCTAACCTTCAAGATGGATTGAAACTTTACGCTCCTTTATCGTTTGAGCCTTCTCCGTTGAATATTTCCAATGTGGCAAATCCTCAAGAAGCTCTCGATGCTGTAAATAAGCAGACATTAGACAGTGAGGTAAGTTCAATTAATGCTTCACTTACTCAAGTAAATGAAAAGATTACCTCTCTTACTTCGAGAGTGGATACTGCAGAGAACAATATTAAGACGAATACATCTAATATTACGTCGCTTACTTCGAGAGTAGATAAGACAGAAACGGATATTACTTCCCTTACGTCTCGTGTGACTACGAATGAGTCGAATATCAGTTCCATTAACACTGAGATTTCGAATATTAAGCAGGATATTACCACGGTGGAAGGTAATTATGTTAAAAAGGCTGGCGATACCATGACCGGCAATCTGACTATGGGTCTGAATCAAATCGTAATGGATACCGGCCATATTGCGGCTGGAAATAATACCCTTCTATTTGAAGGTTATCCGGAAATTGATTTTGACGGTGCGAAAATTTCTATGGTTGGTGATCCTGTGGATTTCATGGATGCCGCAAACAAGGGATACGTTGATAATGCCGTTGCTGAGGTAAAACCTACTGGGGATTATCTGCCACTCGCTGGTGGTACAATGACCGGCGATATCAATATGGGAGTAATTAATTCCGTTCGATTCGGAGCGGCGAATTATGCCCTCTACCAGAATGAAGATACTGGACATTTGGTTCTTACGGGCAACTCCAATACTGACATTGTAGAAATGAACAATATTGGTACGCTTCAGTTTGGAAATCAAACAACAATCCGAAATGTGAAATCTCCTACGGATAATAAGGACGCCGTACCGAAATCATATGTTGATGGCCAGATTAGTATTGCTAAAAATGATGTACAAGAACAGATGCAAGGATATTTACCGTTAACTGGCGGAAGGCTCTCAGGAAATCTCTTAATGGGTACAGGTGCGCAGATTAATTTCGAAGAAGGTGCTCATTTAGCTTACTCTACCGACTTCGGTTTTGGTGTTCAGACAAATGGAGGTTCTGTTGGAATCGTATCAGAAAATATTGTTCATACAGATACTCCGATCGCTCTTGATAGTAAATTAATTACTTATTCCATTAGCGATGTTACAGTCACTCCGGGTACTACAGTTAAACAGTATAATTGTGATGGTACCGGTTTTCAGCAGATGCGTTTTTCTGGTTTCCAAAACGTAAAATTTGCTTCCTCTCTGTTAGTAGATGAGGATCCGAATGAAGCGATGCAAGTAGCCACGAAACAATACGTAGACCAGCACGCCGGCGGGGGTAGTAAAGTTGACTCAAGCGGGAATTATATTTTTATATTGACACCATTAATGGGTAGATATTCAAAATTTGAAATATTTGTATCATCAACTACTAATATAACATTTAAAATTGACGGTTCGAAAATACAAACACAACAACTTCAAGTCCCTTATGGTAATTTTTTAAATGATAACAATTTAGAACTTAACCAAAATGATTCAGTTAGATACTTTATTCAAACTTTTAAAGATAATACAACTAATTCAAATATAGCTTTGTCAACTTACTTTAAAAATATATTACCTGACACCGTTTATTTTGAGTTTACTAATTTAAGTACTACGCATACCGAGGGAAATTATTCCGTCTACGGGGGCGGAAAAATAATGGATTGTTTAGTTACAACAAAGCAAATTATATCATAATAAAAGGGGATTAACTCCCCTTTTTATTTTTAAGATTACATTGTTAACCTACCTTTCCAAAGCTAAATAAAAATCTCCCAAGTCATAGTAACCTATTTCGTAAAAAGCATCCTTCTGATTTTCTAACCAAAAATTTATAATTTCAGAAAGATTTTCTTCTACTGCATCCGGAGCAAAAGAAATCAAATCAGGTATCTTGTCGAACATATTATCATAGGGCACAGATTTCAGAATATAATTATCTATATCTTCCTTCATGATTTCAACTTTCTGATATGCTTCCGGAAACGTTATGTTTTCATGCGCAACAATATAAATTTTCATTTTTCTCTCCTTACACTTCAACGAAGAAATTTAATCCTTTTTTACTTTTATATATTTATCAATTGTATTAACTCCGTCTGTATAGTAAGAAAAGACGTAGTTCCCTCCTTCACGTATAGTTAATTTCGAGACATAACCTTCAGTGATTAATTTGTTAATAAAAGGAGCAATATCAACTTCTTTTAATTCTACGTAAGAAATTTGAATATCGAATTGTTCTTCCATAATTGATTACCTCCGAAAAGGGTGAATAATTCACCCTTAATTAACCTGAAATTCTTCTGCAAAAGTTTCATAGTGAAGTTCAGCGTAGCGATCAAGGAATTCCTGATCGGTGCAAGGTGCGATTTCCCATGCGACACGTTCTCTGAGGTCATCGTCCATATAGTTTACATATGTATTAAATTCTTCGACCTGATTAGTTCTCTTGTTGATAGTTAACATGTGTTTACCTCCTATGCGATTACCATTGCTGTTATGATTGTTTTGATTTCTTGATTAGATAATTTGTAAAGCTTTAAGAGACTAATTGCATTGTTGATACTTGATGCCATCATTAATGCTTTGTCCTGATTTGGAATGAGTTGCTTTATTGCTTTTGCTGTTTCCTTTTTCATGTTTTGATCTCCTTTCCTTTTGTAATTATATTATAGCATATAATCTAAAATTAGCAATAGGTTTTACTTATGTATTATGTATACATGATGTGCTTTAGTACTTTACTGTAATGAAGTATTTGATTAGGTAAGTACTTTAGCGCTTTAGTGTAGTAAAGTCTTGAATTAGTGAAATACTTTAGCGCTTTACTGTGATAAAGTACTTGATTGTGTAAACTGTTGGAGATGATATATAATTGAGTAAAACAACGTTTTGCGCAGATTAGTTTTGTTGTTAATTATTGGGGGAATATATTATTGTGTAAAACAATTGGGCCAT